CCCTTATGGAAGGCATCAACGTGTTCTGGGTGGATACTAGACCCCAATGGGATGTGATATAGAAGAAGAGGGAGAGCGTAAGTATTACCAGAGTTATACAGAAGATCATCTGCAACTGGTCGTGGTCTTACACCATTATCCAGTTTGTATTTCTCACCACGACAATGAAGACGAATCATCTTCTCTGCATGGTGTCTTGTGATTAGATAACAAGCGGTAGAGAACTCGTTTACAAATCTCTTATGGATCTTGATATGAACATCTCCTGTGCAGATGATTGCAATCTGACACACATCCCAATCATAAGGAAGTTTGCAGTAGAAATCTCTCCAAGTAAAGTTCCAATACTTAATCAGATCCAAACTACAATCATCTTCCATCATAATTGCATATGGTTCTCCACTATCATAGAATTGCTTGATAGCTTTGAGGTGTGATGTAGTACAACCAATCTCACCAGATGACATCATCTCAGGATACCTACCCTTGATGATATCACTTAAATCATCTTCTCTACCATCATAGGCAGATACTCTGGTGTAGTTCTCTATCTCCCAGTGATTAAACTGGTTCTCCATGAACTCACGTCTCTCTGGTTGATCATCCAGATTGATGTAGTAGATAGGACCAATACCCTTGGTTTTGAATACTGACTTGTTCTTATCCATCACTGAAGACCTTCCGTATCAAACCAATTCAAATCACTTACACCCTTATCATCAATAAACACATCAGCATGTGGTTTACCGAACAGGAGTTCATTATACTTACATCCCCACCCCTTGAGTTGTTCGGTAGTGATACCTTCCATCACCTCTTTAGCCTTCTGTCTATCATCAGGGTCACCAGCAAATCTACCCATGGCTCTTGCTGTAAAGTAAATGATGTAGTGTCCTTTATCATATAACTCATTGATATGATCTATTCTTGAAGTGTAAGGTATTGCCTGATCATATGCTCTACCTGTAGTTGGGGTACAGATTGTACCGTCAATATCAAAACAATACCTCATCAGTCTCCTTTCTGTAAACGAATACTATCATAATCGAAGTGTTGTGTCGAGAACTCAAACAACTCTGTATCTTTGAGTGCATACATTTGATGTCTCATACCTGTAGGAACATGAAACTTATCTCCTTCTATTAGAAGGATTTTATCAGCAACCTCTGGGTTATCTTTATAAGAAAAGATAACTTCTATTGCACCACTCTGGACATAGAATACCTCATCCTTTATCTTATGGTAATGCCATGAACACTTCTTACCCTGAGCGATGAACAGTATCTTACCACAATAGAGTGGACAATTGACAATCCACTTCTCATATCCCCATCCTTTTGGTACAAACCTAATTAGATCGTTTGCACCTTTCGATGACATCTGTTGAGGAATACCCTTCCCTCCTGTCAAGAAATCTGACATCTTCACAATGTTGTCGTCCGACGACATCCCCATTTCTCCAATCTCCGCCTAGTAACATGATATCGGGTTTGAACATCTCAATCAAGTTTTCTAATCCCTGACGATCATCAAATCCTATTACTAAATCTATGTATCTAATAGACTCCAACATAATTTTACGATCTGAAAATGTATTGATAGGTCTCAGATTTCCTTTACTCCTTTTGACTTTATCATCAGAATCGAGACCAACAATAACTCTTCCTTCAGTTCCACTAAGGCATCTGGCTACTGAGAATAATTCAATGTGAGCAGGAGTAAGAATGTCATAACAACCATTCAACCAAATATTTTTAGTCTGGGACACTAGTTCCTCGTTTAGATACTACTTTACTTGCCTGTTTGTTGGCATACTTGATAGAACTTACAATCTTCTTGTCCTGTGAATATCTTACCACAAGTGCTGCCAAGAAAGTATCTCCAGCACCACTAACATCTAGTGTTTCTACTTTATCTTTCACAGGGAACAGATCACCATTCCAAAATACACCATCACTACCACAGGTTTGAATTACCTTTTCGCCCAAGTGTTCAACCATAACACAACTTCTTTCAGCTTCGAAGTTATTAATTTTGATATACTTAGCATCAAATGCCCAAGTGTCCAACTCCTTTTTCGTGTCAAGAAAAACGGAACTATGGCGAGAACAAATCCACTCAATATCATCCCAGTAAATAAATCCCTTATCATAATCTGAAATGATGACATACTCATAGTCCTCTAACTTTAATTCAAATACATCAACTCTATTGACAAACTGTGGAGTATCAACACGACTAAACATGTGGTTACTTTTCTGGTCCACAAATCTATTCTTCGTGACACTCTTCCAATTATTATTGGTGATGATATCCACTTTCTTTCTAGGCATCATGTTACAGACATTCCGATAGACATTCATAGCCATACCGGGCATCTCCTCTACATGATCTACCTCAAGAACAGGAACAGGTTTCTCAGGTGACAATCTTTTGACATCACAATAGGTGTAGATGTCTCTACAACTATCACCAATAATTAAAATCTTCTTCATGATAGTTTGTCATACCAGTATCGTAACAGATCCATCAGAGTTGTGTCAATATCATACTCCTCTTGGAATCCTGTCATCTCCACAAGGTTAGTAGAGTCACCATGTTGATAGTGAATCTCATGTGGTCTCCAGAATGGTTGATGGATCTTCTGTTTCACATCTTTTAGACCAGATAGTTCAATCAACTTATCAGTAAAATACTGCATCTGTCGAGGAGTATCACCACACACATTGAAGATTTGATCCTTTACTTCAGGATTAATCATAGCCAAGTAGTATGCTCTTACTGTATCCCTCACGTCCATCACCACACGGGTTGTAGAGAGGTTTCCAATCAATAGAGTTGGTTCTTGATACCCTCTCATCATCCTTGCAATCTGATAAGCATCAGAGGAGATAGAGAAGATACGACCACGACGTGGACCAGTGTGTGAGAATGCACGAGTGATGAAACCTTTCATAAACCCGTTTGCAAATCTCTCCTGGAGATAAACATCAGTCGCTGCCTTAGAAGCACCATAAGGATTAGAAGGAAGAATAGTATCATCCCAACGAATCTTACGACCATCAGATCCAACATTCCCATAAACTTCAGATGTAGAACAGAACATCACCTTACAGTTATTCTGAAAGTCCTGAATGACTTGGAATAGATTAGCACTACCCATCACATTAGTATCCATAGTTCCAATGGGATCACGGAAACTTGTGGGTGGGTGTGATTGAGCTGCAAGGTGGAAGACACCATCAAACTGAGTATCTTTAAAGATAGTAACGAGTGAACGATAGTTTGTCAGTTCTCCATACACAAATGTGATATCTTCATACACATCATCAGGAACAACATCACGAATGTCACTCTCCATTCCATTAGTCCTACGAATAAGACCATAAACCTCATGACCTCGTGCATGAAGAAGGTTTGCTAGGTGAGGACCTGCAAACCCAGTGATACCTGTGATTAAAAATTTCATATTACTTGATAGTCAATGTTGTCAAAGATGAAGAGGTTTCCTTTGTTCACATGGTAATTATACCACGATTCCTCCATAATGCAAATACTGTTTAGAGATTTGTTATGTTCCTTTGCTGCAGAGGACATGTGACTGGCTCCACTACTAAGAGCAACCAGACCAGAACAACTACAGATGATGTCATAGTAGTCAAAGATATTGTTGATAACCAACTTCTCTAAGTTCATCTCATATTGGTTATACTTTCCATCATCACCACTCAGGTCTTCAGAAAATGTTACCTCAACAAACTTCATATCAGAATACTCACTCTGAAGTTGTTTCAGTTTATTGATTAACTTCCCCATATCATAATCAATACTTATACATGTGAAGTCAACCAGATAGACACCACTATATTCTGAAGATACTTTAGGTTTGTAGTATATCTTTGGATACTTATTGGTTGGTTGCAACCCATGAAGTTTCTCCCAGTTTGCGATACAGGTTCCAGCTACATTGGAATATTCAATCTCTGGGATATCACCTGCATTCCATTCACCTTCTTTGATACCTTTGATATAAGGATTGTGTTTCCAAATCAGTTCATAGATACCTTCGTTTCTGAAAGATGAACCATCCTTCAGATATGTTTCTCTACCCTGTTGTTTGTAGAATTCTTCAGGTAATGTGGAGAATTGAATATTATCACCCAACCCTCCATGCCATGCTGCTAGGATTACATCACTCATCAGTGTACTCAAATACAATCTTCTTGGTCTTCTTACCGTTATAATCCCAACAGGTAAGATAAGTTACTTCAGCTTCAAGACATGAAACCAGATTACTGATGTTGATGTCTATCATGATTTTGCCTGTTTCTTTGTCCAGTCTTTTCACGATTCGTTAATCCTTATCATAATTTTACCAGCATTTCCACTGCTCAATAAATCAAAAGCTTCATTGATTTCATCAAGTGTAAATGTATGAGTATGTATGGTCTCATAATCTAATAGACCTTTGAGGGCAAGTTTAATATAACGAGGAATGTCCTTCTCAGGATCAGTTCCACCACCCTTTATGGCACGAATAGACTTACCACTACCATCAAACATGGATACAACATTAGGAAGACATACAAGACGGTCTGGTGCAGGTTGTCCGGTTAGGATCAATCTTCCACCAGGTTTCAACCTTTCAAATGCTGCAGAGATAACATCAGGAATACCAGTTGTATCTACAATAACATCACACTTCTCTGGAAGATATTGGATATCATATACAAAACAATTTGCTCCTAGTTGTGAAGCTAGATCAAACATACTTTGATTTACATCCACACCATAAATGGGTGATGCATTCTTCATCCTGGCTGCCTGGATGAGGTTCAATCCTACACCACCACAACCAAGAATAGCAACAGACTCACCGAACTTCAGTTCACATTCATTGTCAACAATACCCAGAGCAGTGGTGAGACTACAACCAAGCATAGCAGCGAGAACAGAAGGGGTTTGGAGATCAATCTTAGTAACACGATTTTCAGATACAATAGAGAACTCACTTAGGGTGGTTACCTTTCTGCTAGAAATAGTCTTACCATCCAAAGTATATGAAGGGAAGGGTGAATCTATACCGGAACCAAGATGACAATGCATAACAACCTTGTCTCCAGGTCTCACAGTGGTGACACCAATACCCACACTCTCAACGATACCACAACCCTCATGACCCATCAAGTGTGGTAGAAACTTTTCGTTACCTTTGTGTCCTTTAATCTCACGAAGTTGTGATCCACACAACCCACTTACCAATACCTTTACCAATACCTGACCAAACTTAAGTTCAGTTAATCCTACTTCTCTAAGTGTAAGAGGTTGATTTAGTTCTTCAAGAACAACGGCTTTCATTTCTCTTCCTCAGAATAATTTTATCACTCATAATCCGTCATCAATACTCCATCTAAGTGATCGATTTCATGTTGAACTATACGAGCTTCAAGTGATTTTAGTTTCCACCTTTTGTATTTACCACTCAAATCTTGAAATGATATTGAGATCTTACTAGGTCTAATAAGTTCAACATGTTTACCAGGAATACTCAAACATCCCTCTTCAATTTTGACAACATGATCCGAATGCCATTTGATAGCCGGATTGATCATCTCTTGTATGTCACCATACTGAAGTTTAACTACAATAACTCTGATGTTTCTACCTACTTGAGGTGCAGCTAAACCTACACCATTAGCATCGATCATTGTTTCTTTCATAGATCCAATGAACTCTCTAATTTCATCATCTAAAATGACAGAACAAGATAACCTTTTCAGTATCTCATCACCGTCATGTAGGATGTTTAAAATCATACAACTTGTCTAGAATCAATGTCTGATGGAGAACTATAGATTGCATCCAAACTATAATCATAGTCTGGTAAAAGATGAACTAGATCATCACGAACAAAGTATGCATTACCTGTATGAATCACACACTTGTATCCAATAGTTTCTCCTAGTTCTGCTACGGATTTCAGAGAACATCCAGCATTACGAGAAACAAAGTCTTGGTCTGGTGTATATCCACTACTGGTTTCTACAATACAAACCTTAGGACGATACTTCTTGATACTACCGAACACATAATAATCAAATGAATCAATGTCAATTGACATCAAAGCAAAGTTATCATCGTTCAACTTTACCATAGACCGATCAAGAATATTATCAATACTGTCATCACCAGATTCTTGTATCATGTTCTTGATACAGGTTACATCAAATCCTTTTGTATTGCTTACAAGTTGATCAAATCTACTCTCCAATCCCTCAATCAAAATAGCTGAGAAGTCTTTGGTAAACCAGAAGTATGCAGTATTACTATTGTCAAATCCATCCCATGCACCAAACTCACATACTACACCATCATTGATATTGAGATCTTTGAATAGTTGTTCTGTGATACCATCCTCACCATTGGCAGAATAGTAGTTCTTAGCAAATTGAAAATAACTCATGAGAGAATCAAACTCTTGGGTTCAGGTGTTACCAGTTTACTACCGTAGATAGAATCATACTTCTCTCTGATAGCATGTTCTACTTCACCAACATATACAATATGTGTGCGAGAAACTTCGAGTTCTGGTGTCTCTCTACTAACCACAGAAGACCAAGGTGCAAACCCAATGTTCTGTGGTTGTGGAATCACAACTAGTCCATTTCTCACAGTAACAGTAGATGCGTTTTCTTCAACTACCTCTGCAATTACTTCTTCGCCAGTGACAATACGAAACAGTTTTACGTCCATCATAACCTCCAAATAATTTGATACTCGTCTAGGAGGAGCTCTGCTCCAATGTCTTTCATGAACTCTTTTACGAATCCTGCCTTACCACCCTGTGCAATCTTGGTGAACCATTCAAACTCAGGAGTATTAAGGTTGTCATCAACCATAATTATACTACCTTTTCTCAAGTTTTTCATAACTGCTGTGAGTTCCTTAAGATGATGTTTTTGTGAAGGGATGGGATCTTCTGGTTCAAAATCAAACGAGTCCAAATACAACAGGTCAATCTTTCTCTTTGCAGGAATGTTCCACAGAAACTCTACTGAATCACTACAATACACCTGTGTCTTGTCAGATACCATCTTCTGAGCGTGTGCCACATTGTCTGGATTGATATCCACTGAAGCTACTTCACCATCATAGTAATTGATGAAGTCATCAAAGATGTATGTACTAGCTCCATCATCACCAAGAGCAAGTTGACCGTGGTCTGCTCTCATACATCCTGTCTCTACAATGAAGAAGTCTTTATTCTTCTTCTCATCCAAGATCTCAAACACCATAGAGAGGGAAGTTGCCCTATCTCTTACAGGATTATTTGGTCCTGCTGGTTGTAACATCTTAGCAAAGAACTTACTACTAAACCTTTTACTGTATGTCATTCTGGTAACTCCCTGTTAATAATGATTCTCTCAAGATTATCTTTGTTTCTCTTGTAGAATATTTTACTGTTTTTATGTTGTGATTTATACAACCACGGTGCTGGTTCTCCAGTTTCCTTACGAGTTCCACCCCAACTTGGATCTGATACAAAATCAATCCAATAACAACCAACAACCTTATTGAGTTTCTTTCTCATACGGAACATGAGATCATGATCATCCATATCCTGTGGTGAGAATTCCTCATCAAAGTAATTCATCTTTCTAAGATCCTCACTGTCAATCATCAGGGGACCACGATTTACTGTGCCCCTTACAGCAAATGTATTTCTATCAATGTTTGATTGATTTGCTTCATCACATGGATCCACAATATCACACCAACAGTTATCCAAGTCTTCCTCCATTCCAAGATGTGTGGAGTTTGGATTGAACTCATAGTTGTGTGCAGTTCTGGCAGTTACAGCAAACACATCGTCAAACGCTTCAAAAGGTTTTCTCATACGAGTATTCCATCCCTTCTCACGAATGACCATATCATCTTGGATGATAGTTACATATTTACCTTGAGCCAATTTGAGACCAGCGTTGTTCGCCTTTGTTTCGAACACATCTGGTGTATTGATTACAGAGTTAGTAATCTCAGAGTTTTTCAAATAGTCTGTGATGACTTCTTCTGATTTATCAGTACAACCATCCACAACTACAATCAACTCATAGTTACCATCAGTATTATCTTCAATACCTTTTAGTACATCCCCAATAATATCTTCCTGATTGTGAACTGTAAGAATCAAACTATCAACTAGTTCTGGTTTCAAGTAATCAACCTGATCTTTGATACTTACAAGGAACTGATCAATAGGACGATAGAGAGAAACAATTCCTTTGTTGTATCTCTCATACCAGTAATCAGCATTACACTCAATAAAGTTACGAATGTCACTACCAACTACTGGGAGTCCATCACGAATAGCAATGTTAGTAAGGATACTTTGATCATGACGAACCTCTTCGAATCCATCCAACTCTCCCTTACCAGAGAATGTAGTAACCTCACCATTGGTTCTTTCATCTAGACACCACTTCAACCAATCTTTCAGAATCTTCTTTGACTCATCACACACTCTCCAGAATGTGAAACCAGCTTCGAGTTGTTTAGACTCCCAGTAATCCTCTTCATCACAATCCATGTAATGAAAACAATCTCTCTTAGTGTATTCACCTTGAACTGAGTTACCTAGTGGAAGGAGACATGGATCACCCTCCCAGATATCATCAACAGCTTTAAAGATTTCAGGATGAAAGATATCAAGAGCATCTAGTGCTAGAATCTTATCATCCTCTTCCAACTTCTCCATAGTCTGTAGAAGAAAGTATGGTTTCCAAGCAAAGTGACCATAGTTATTTTCCTTCGAGAACCACTTCTCATTCTCTTTGTAGATCTCTGAGTTGAAAAGTGATTCCTCATCAACAACAAAGTGATTTACATCTAACTGTTTTGACAGTTTGTTTAGAAAAGATTGTCCTCTCCTATACTTATTATTACCAAATGATACTGTAAGTAAGTTCCAAGTCATTATGATTGAGGAATAATTGTCCAATGTTCGGGATAAAGATCCCTTGTAGATTTATGTGAGTTGTTAGGACCAAACCAAGTCTCAGGTGCAACCACCTTACCTTTGTCTGCTAACCAGGCTCCCCACCATGAGAATGTAGAGTTAGAGATAATAAAATCACTACACTGAGTCATCAGATAGAGGTCATGATAGGGACCATTACCTTCTGATACAATGAACCTATCATCTTCAAAGAGAGGATTGTTTAGTGCCCACTCTGGATCATCTGTGAGGATTACTACCTGACGATCATTATCAAACTCTTTCAAGGCATGTTCGTAATATTCATCACTAAGGTTGTGATGATTACCACTGTTAATGAGATAATCACCTCTACGAATATGCATAGCAATAGGATTGTCAAAACAATCCACGATGTCCTGACACTCCTCCTTGATTTCATCCTTGAATGTGTACTCTTCTTTGATACGATCTTTGATGTGTCTGAAGTACTTGTCCGTCTGAAAGAATCCTACCAGACAACTGTCATGTGTAGGGTCAATCTTAAAGATGTCTTTATCAAAGGTGAAATCAGGTTCTTGATAGTTTCTATCGGTAACAATAAATCCCACTCTATCTGGTTTGATATCAAATGCATCAAACAATTCAATTCTAAGTCTATTTCCCAGACTGTCAACCATCACTTCATGATGATGTGGGATACAGGGGTCGGTACCGATCTTATCTGCCACACCAAGAACGGTGGCATATTGGAACATCTGATTACCAAGTTGACCTAGTTTTCCTAGGTAATTAAAACCAATCATGTATACTTCTTAAGATACTTCTGTTCTTTGTAATATTGCCTAAGTTCTTCTTCACTCAAAGGTTTGAGAAACTCCCACAAGGCAAAGTTGTTTTGCATGTGTGGATTATTTAACCATGAGTTGTGAGTTCTCATATGTTCTAGGTGATACACCCAGTTCTCAATCCTACCTACATTGTATCCAAGCAGATTAAATCTATGAAGTCTCTCCTTGTCTTCTGGTGAGTATGAGATAAAGTTCTCATTCTCCATACCAGCTTCAATGTATGTTGACCTACGAATGAACTGTGCATGTCCACTCTCTGCATTATCAATCTCTACCTTCTTCTCTAGATGTGAGAACTTACAGTCGTTAGATAGAAATTTAGATACCATTTCATCGGTAGCATAAACTTTCTTTTGCCATGGACCTTGACCATAGGGGTAGATAACATCATAACCTCCTTCAGTAATAAACTTTTGCGCTTCTAGGTATGTATTAATAGGTAGTAAAACATCGCAATCATAGTTAGCAACTACCTCTGTTTCACACATATTCAACATCTCATTGAGATACCTCATACGGTAGAACATGTTATCAACAGGATCACTTTTCTCAAAGATATGAGTCAAGTTTTCAATCCCATCCTCCACATACTCAGAGATCTGAGGGAGACACTGTTGTTGGAATACTGATTCACTATCAACCTCCTTGAGGATAACCTTTGTATCAAAGTTCTCAAGGAGATAACACAATGTAGTAATCACATTCCTCATTCGATCTTCTGATTCGATACGAATGGGAATAATGAAAGTGGTGTCTTTAAGATCGTGTCTCATATTAGTTAGGGATAACGGTCCACTCGTCAGGGTAGAGGTCTTTACAATCATTGACAGCCTCTAGGACAGGACCATACCAGTGTTCAGGAGCCACTACAGGGTTAGTCCTACCCTTCTGCAACCAGGCTCCCCACCAACCCAGAGAGGAGGAGGAAAGGATAGCTCCATTACATAGAGACATTAGACACAGGTCAGTATATGGAACCTTAGAACGACGACGACCACCATCACCTTCTAGGCACATGTGATCATACTCAGGAACATCAGTGTTAATCAAGAACCTTTCATCATTAAAGAACTCTTGTTCAGAACACCACTGAGGATCATCAGAACATACTAATACATGAGAGTCTTCAGGGAATAGTTCCAGAGCTCTTGTGTAATAGTCAAACGTCATCATCCGATAATAATCTTCACGACCCACATTATCTCCACGGCGAACATGGAGAAAATTAATGTTCTCAAAATTACTGATAAAGTCATTACAGGGTTCTAGGATCTCTGGTTTGAATGCGAAGTCTGCACGAATCTCATCTTCAATATGTTTAAAGTATTTCTCAGTCTGAAGATATCCATCCAGGTTTGTATTATCCTCCATACTATTAAAGAGAAGGTCATCAAAACAATAACAACCTTCAGTTACATTCCTAGTATTGGGATTAGTGTCCTTGAGAGCACCGAATGAGAACATAGATTGTGGAGAGATATTCTCATTCACAAATCCAATGTTCTTTCCTTTCAATCCAGCCAACTCAAAGGGATGATGAATCCCATAGTTAGCAAAGGTGTCATGAGAATCAGGTGGAATACACCAATCAAACCCATGTTTTGATGCAATGCCCCTCAGTGCTGCATATTGAAAGAGTTGGTTTCCGAAACGACCATTCGTTCCTAGGCGATCATATCCAATCATAGGTTTACAATAAAGATGTCTTCAGTGATGTTGAACTTGTTGTCCACGAATCTTACCATATCACCATAGGTTTTGTCAAGGTATTCAGACACTTGAGGTGTAACCCTTCTGTCGTTCTGAATATAAACCTTATGTCCTCTCTCTAGAAGGTCTAGAGCCAAACGATACTGTTGACTCTCTGTGAGAATATCAGTTCCCCTCTTATAGGTAATATACTCAAAGTAGTATGGGAGTTTGTGTGAGTTCATTGTATCCCAATAATCACATACGATCTTCGCATGTTCGTTATTGAAACCATCTGTAACATAACCTAGGTTATACTCCAGTCCTACAGCCTTAGCAAAGTGTGCGAAGGCTCTGTTATCTCTAGGAAGACATGGACCACCATAACCTACACCCCAACCAAGATACTTCTTACCGATACGACTATCACATCCAACAGCACTTAGGACTGCGGTAACCTCATCACCACATCCTGCCATGTGTAGAACATCACCTAACATATTGGCGTAACTGATCTTAGTTGTAAGAAAACAATTGACTGCAATCTTGGTGATCTCTGCAGACTTTGTACTCATAGTACAAACAATTGCTCTGTTGATTTGAATCTTCTTATAAAGATCCTTGATATCATTTACAGTTCTATCATTCTCCATAGTTTGATCAATACCAAGAAGAACCATATCAGCCTTCTTGAGATCACTCACAATACTACCCTGTGCAATAAACTCAGGATTGTACATTACCTTCACATTATTAGGAAGTTGTGAAGTAAATTGATCACAATCACCAGGGTTGGTGGTACAACCAATCACCAGATACTTTCTACTCTTTACATCACCAAACTCTGATACAACTTGCCACACAGCAGATACATCATATGATCCATCATCATTGGATGGAGTTTGCACAAGAGTATAGATGAGATCACACTCATCAATTACTTCTTTGTTATTAGTTGTTGCTCTAAAATTCTTTGATACTCTGAGTAGATCTTCTACTTCAGGTTCATTAGTTGTGATCTTCTTCTGGTTTAGATCATTAACATAATCCTCACGAATATCTGATACCAGAACATCGTAACCAGCTTGTTCACAAAGGAGGGCAAAACAGATACCTAATCTGCCTGCCCCAATAACTCCAATTTTCATTTGAATTCACCTATTTCTGATAATTTCTTCAAA